TGCTCTCCCACGACGACGATCCGGACTGGAAGGTCCAGCGGTTCCCGTTCGTGGATGCAGCGCCGGAGGTGCTCGCCAACATGTTGCCGGGCTTCCTCGTCAAATTCGACGCCACCGCCGAAGCGGTGTTACCCGCGCTCCCAGCGGATGACGCTGTTCTGGGTGGCATCATCGTGGATCTCGCTCACGACATCGCCAATCCCACCGACAGGACTTTTCTTGTCGCTCTGGGCGGCTCGTTCAATCAGCGCCAGATCCATTACGCCAATGCGTGGAGTCAGGGCGGCAGTCCGACACCACTTTCGCCAGCTGCGATCCAACGGCTGCGCGATCTAAACATCTTCCTGGATCCGTCAGTCCCAACTGGCCCGTTCAGTCCCTAAGCCGTAGCAGCAACCTCATCAACCCAAGGAAACAAACCCTATGTCAAATATTGACCCCAATTACGAGCCAAGGACTCTGCTGGCAGCATTCGAAGCAGGTCCGCTGGTTCACACCTTCTTGCGCGACACCTTTTTCCAAGGCCGCGACTTCCCGCCGACCACACTGGTCGAGTTCGATTTCAGGCGCGGTCGCCGGAAAATGGCTCCCTTCGTGGCACCACTGATCGGTGGCAAAGTCATGGAGCGCCAAGGCTACGAGACACGGTTCTTCCGTGCGCCCAGAATCGCCCCTGTGCGCGCACTGCGGACGCCAGATCTCGAAGCACGACTGCCGGGCGAGACGGTCTATTCAGGAACCACCGCTGCCGATCGTGCGGCCGAGCTGCTCGCCGAAGACAGCGAGTTCCTCGACAACGCGATCACGCGACGTGAAGAATGGATGTGCCGACAGACGCTGTTCAACGGCGGAATCACTGTCACGGCCGAGAACGGCTACACGCAGGTCATCAACTACCTCGAGTACGGCATTCCCGCTGCGAACGCGAACAACCACTATGTCGTGGCCAACAAGTGGGACGCGACTCCAGCTACTGCGGATCCGCTTGGCGACCTTGAAAAAGCGCGTCTTGCCGTGTTGAGAGACAGCGGCATCTCGCCCAACATCGCGTTGTTCGGGAGTGCGGCAAAAGATGCGTTCATCAGTAATCCGAACGTGAAAGCCTACCTGGACAATCGCCGGTACGAACTGGGCTTCATTCAGCCGATCATCCAGAGCGATGCGGTCATCCGGTTCGGGATCGTGCCTGGACTGGAGCTCTACCACTATGCGGAATACTTCGAGGACGACGCCGGCTCGTTGTTCCCGATGTTGCCCGATCCGCTGGTGTTCCTCGGTTCGACCAACGTGCAAAACAAGATCGTTTACGGCGCTTTCACGCAATTGGAAGACGCCAGAGCACGGCGGTTTGTGACCTATCAGACGGCTCGGATCCCGTTCGTTTACGGGGACGAGGAAGACGGCACGCTGTTCTATCGGTTGACCAGTCTGCCGTTGCCGATGCCTGCGGATGTGCTCGGATTCAGGATCGTGGAAGCATTGTCTGGCGGTGCCGGACCCTTTGCACGCGAAGGCAGCGATCTGACTGGACCGCAGCCGTACTTCGAGCCCGAAGATCCCACTCAGCCGCAGCCGCAGTTAAGTGAAGCTGGCAGGGAAGCGGCAGAGAGAGCAGCGGCCGAGCGTCCAGGGGCAAGGGAAGAGGAAAACGGCGAGGCTCGTGGCTACGAGCGCAACACGGTCCCCGAGTTGAGAGCGCTTGCCGAAGACCGCGGCGTTGAAATCAAGTCTGGCTGGAACAAGTCGGACATCATTAAAGCATTGGAGGATCACGACGCGGAAAGCGCCACTTAAAAAAGCGTTATCCTGAAAACAGGACGACCAACCAACCACCACAAACCCAACCAATGGCATTGCGCGACCAGTTCGTTCCCGATCTTGCGCGGATCTTCATGAATCCGCGTGAGTTCGCTACGAATCGGGAGTTCCGGATCAGCGATGGTCACGGCGGCTTCATCGTGTTTCGCGCTGATGTGGTCTGGGACAAAGATGCCGTTAAGAACGAGCCGCTGGTGACTGTTCACGGTGTTTTCATGGGAGACGTTCGCTGCTACATCGAGCACAAGAATCTCCCACGTGCCCCGTTAGCGGGTGAGTTGATCTACTCGCCCGCTAACCAGCCGTGGGAAGTGATCGACTGCACCGATGAAGAGAGTTGCTACGCTTTAAGCTTGTCGGCCAGCCGTAGTCAGCCTAGCCAGTACGGAAAGAACTGATCCCATGTCTGTCGTCTTAAGCGTTCACTCCGAGCAGATCGAAAAGTTGCAGGAATCGTTGCTCGGCATCGAGCGCGGTGTCCAGAAAGTGCTGGCGCCTGCGATCAATCGGGCTCTGGCCAAGGGCAGGACCACCGTCAAGCGTGAGATCCGGAAAGAGTACGTCATCAAGGCGAAAGACATTCCGGTGGCGATCAAAAAAGCCAGTGGCACCACTAATCCAAACGGCGACGTGACCGTGCGCGACGGCATGCTCGACCTGGTGAAGTTCAAGACCAGAGGCGGCGAAGGCGGACGGCCGCTGTTCGCGCAGGTGCGCAAATCCGGTGGTCGCCTCATTCCAGGCGGCTTTCGCGCCATAAGACAGTTGTTCATCCGGCGAGGCAAACCGCGATTGCCTATCAACAAACTTCTGACCATCGGTGCGCCGATCATGGCCAGTCAACCGAGCGTCGGTCCAGCCGTCATCAAGGAGATGGGGGACACTCTGGACAAGCGAATCGACCACGAACTGAAACGGGTAATGACCCAAGCTGGAGGAACATCATGAATCAACTCATCATCCTAATCGCACAAACTGGCGGCGGCAGCACCGGGCTGCTCGTCATCTTTTACTGGGTATTGCTGTTGCTGGTGGCAATCGGCGTGTTCGTGCCCGTGGAGCGCTGGTCGTATGCGCCACGGTTCAGCTGGATCGTCACGCTGGCCCTCTTTATCATTATCGGCATCAAGCTTCTCAAACCGAATTTGTAAGCCTATGGGAACGATACTCATCATCATTCTGATTTTGCTGCTCGTCGGCGCTTTCCCGCGCTGGGGCTATAGCACCAGCTGGGGCTACGGCCCAAGCGGTGGCCTCGGCATAATCCTGCTCATCATCATCATTTTGGTCCTCACTGGACACCTCTAATGGGAGCACCGACACCAGTTACACCGCCAGACAAGGATCTCGGGATCCGGACGCACACCGCGTACGACCTTGAGAAGACGCTGGTCGTGTTCCTGACGCAACTGCTCGGTTCCTACCGCCTGGACAATCCGCAACTCAATACAGCCCAAGGTACAGCGCCCACGCACCCGATTGTGACCGATCCTGATGACGTTGTGCCGTTCGATCCGACGTTGCGCGCACAAACCCTCAAACTGAAAGTCGCTCCGCAAGTGGTCCGCGGCCGTGTCCCGCGCACGGTGACTGGCGAAATCAACGTGGATAAGCTGCCGGACTTTCCATCGGTCATCGTCCAGGCAATTAAAGCCAAGGTGGAAACCGATTCGACGCTGGTCACAGTCTGCCTCTACGTGAACGCATACGACGAGAATCCGGACGGCAGCGGTTACCAGGACGTTCTCAATCTGACAGAGACAATTGCGCTCGCGCTCACCAGCTACGGCCAAGGCGCAATCGACGCGGCTTATCCGATCGTTTTGCCGCTCACGTGGGAACTGGTCCTGCCAGACACCTTTCCGCACTTTATTTCGGAGATGACCACGGTCTGGGAACTGCCAAGCGCACGGCCGCTTCCCGACGCGGAAACTTTCGGCATCGTGCCAGGAGAACACCTCGACCTGCGGGTCGAAGAAGATCCAGCCTACCGCCAATGAAACGAATCGAGGGACAAGTCATCTACATGGGACCGCACATCAGGCATTTGGGCCTCGGCTACGGGACGATCTACCGCAACGGGATCCATGAGCATCTTTACGCTTCGATTGACCAGTGTCCCGCACTTGGCGAACTGTTCATTCCGGTGGCCGAAGTCGCAGCCGTTCGCAAGGCACTCAATTTCGATTACGCCCACAATATGCGCGGCACCGCTGGCAATCACGTCACACTTTACCGCGAGATCCAGAAGTGGCTCGCGGCACGCACGCAACAACCCAAACCACCGCCCGCCTCGGGCTTAACCATAGAATCACACCATGCCTAATCTCGGAGCATTCAAACATGGCGTCAGCTGGTCTGACGTACCAACCAGTGTCATCGCGCCCGTTCAGGCGGACGTTGGACTTAATGTGGTGTTCGGCTCCGCGCCGTTGCACCTTAACAAGAACGGCAAGAACTTCATCAACAAGCCACGCATCTACAGCCGATATGAAGATGCCGTGTCCGAACTCGGCTTCTCCAATGACTGGACGAAGTACGACATCTGCGAGCACATGGACGCCGTATTCGTGGAGTTCGGTGTTTATCCGGTCGTGTACGTGGCTGTCAATGATCCGGAGGATGGAGCTACCACGCTCGCGCCCAAGCAGGTCACACTTGCCAACGGCCAGGTGGACACGGGCGAAGAACTGATTGCCTGGACAGTCGTCGTCAAGGACGAAGCCGGCACCGTCACCTATGCCGAAGGCAAAGATTACGTGCTAAGCCTGTCGGCCAACAACACGTGGATCATCACGCGACTGTCGGCTGGCACGATCCCGGCTCCGGATTCAGTGTTGACCATTGAAGGCAAACTCCCGAGCGATCCGGAAGTTATGGTCGATGCAGCGAGCGTCATCGGCGGCATCGACCAGCAGACAGGCGTTCGCACAGGGCTAGAAGTCATCGAGGACGTGTTTCAGGCCACTGGCAAAGTGCCTGGCATCATCATTTGCCCGAAGTTCTCGAGCGATCCAACGGTAGCGGCTGCGATGGAGGCCAAAGCGGAGAACATCAACGGGTGCTTTGTGGCCATTGCGCTGATCGACGTGCCCACCGACACCATCACGCAACCGCAGGCGGTCAACAAATGGAAGAACGACAACAACATCGTTTTCCCGCGCCAGCAGTGCTTGTTCGGCAAGCCCGCGCTGGTGGGTGCGACACAGACGAAAGTGTTCAACTTCGCCTCGCAACAAGGACCGCTCATGCAGTGGACGGACGCTTACCGCGGCAACGGGCTCCCGTATCACTCGCCGTCGAACAAATCGCTTCGGATGAACGCGCTTCTACTGGCAGACGGCAGTGAACTGCCGATGCACCTTTTGGACGCGAACATGCTCAACGGGCAGGGTGTCATCACCGCGCTTAACTGGATCGGTGGCTGGCGCAGCTGGGGCAACAGGACGGCCGCATTTCCCGCCAACACGGACGTCAAGGATATGTTCATCAGTGTGCGCCGGATGTTCGATTACATTGGCAACACCACGGTGCTCACCATCTGGCAGAAAGTCGATGAGCCTGGCAACCGGAGACTGATCGACGCCGTGGTCAACTCGCTCCAGCTGTGGCTGGACGGACTGTCGAACACCGAGGCGCTTCTCGGTGCGCGGATCGAGTTCCGGCAGGATGAGAATCCGACCACCGAACTGCTCAACGGCCACTACGTGTTTCACATCTACATCGCGGTGCCGACACCAGCCGAATGGATCGAGTTCCGCATCGAGTACTGGTTGCCCTATGTGGCGACCTTGTTTGAAGACCAGACGACTCTAACCGCAGCGTAATATCACCACCACCAAAGGAGCCCACACATGCTTATTCCAAATCACGTAGCAAACTACTCGATCTTTCTGCAAGGCAGGCGCTTGATCGGGCTGGCAGACGTAACTCTGCCACACATCCAAAATCTCACCGATTCACTCAAAGGCAGCGGGATCTTTGGTGAGATCGACATGCCAATTCAAGCCCACTTCCAGCCTTACACGGTACTGCTCAAATGGCTGACAATCGTCGATGACGCCGTGTTCGCCACGATCCAGGACGGCGCACAACTGGACGCATGGGCGGCAAACCAGATGCACGACAGCGGCACGAACAAGATCGTGCACGTTGGCTGGCGCTTCATCATGGGCACCGCGCCGAAGTCGTTTAACTTGGGCAAGCTGGAAGTCGGCACCAAAGGCGAAGGCGAGAGCGAATACGAGTTGATTTCGCTTCGGG